TAACAATTATAGGTCGTTTCCCTTCACTCAATGAATACATTGAAGCTAATCGTATTCACAGACAGAAAGGAAACAAAATGAAGCGGCAGAGCCAGCGAGAAATCGCTTGGCAACTGCTCGCACAACTAAAGAAAACTCATATAGATAAGCCAGTTACGTTAGAATACACATTCTACGAGCCAAACAAAAAGCGAGATTTGGATAATGTGAGCGGATATTTTCATAAGGTTTTTCAGGATGCGTTAGTTGAATGCAAAGTAATTCATAACGATTCTTGGCATTATATAACAGGGTTTTCAGACAAGTTTTACGTGGATAACAAGAATCCACGGATTGAAATTATAATCAAGGAAAAATAGGTGGATATGACGGTATATTGCCTAGCAAAAGGAGGACAATGACAATTGAATATAAAAAGAGAGAGCATGGTATTCTACAGAAGTTTCTATGACGCAATCAAGGAATTGCCAGCGGAGCAAAGACTAGAAACATTAGAAGCAATCATTAACTATGCACTCGATGGGAAAGAGTTTGAAGGAAACGGAGCTGCAAAAGCTATCTACATACTGATGAAGCCACAGATTGACGCAAATAACGCTCGATATATTAATAGTCAAAAAAGCAAACGTGGAGCTAACGTGGAGCAAACGATAAGCAAACGTGGAGCTAACGTGGAGCTAACGATAAGCAAACGTGAAGCTAATGTAAATGTAAATGCTAATGCTAATGTAAATGCTAATGCTAATGTAAATGCTGTGAAAGAAAAGCCGTCTTTAGACGGCTCAAAGAAAAGCGGGCAAAGCACACGCTTTTCACCACCCACGCTAGACGATATAAGGGGATATTGTCAAGAAAAAGGCTATAGCATAGACTGTGAGCGTTTTGTTGACTTCTATGCCTCGAAAGGCTGGATGGTCGGCAAAAACAATATGAAGGACTGGAAGGCAGCAGTACGAAACTGGGTAAGACAAGATGCAAAGAGCACAGAGCATAAGCAGAGCAGTGAGTATGATGAAGATATCGCAAGAATGTTACAGGAGAGTGGGAACGAGTATGTGTGAAAAATGTAATGATACAGGGTGGATACTTGTACGTAATGAAGACGGCACATTAGTAGTGAGACGTTGTGAATGCGTTGAAGTAGAACACGCTAAACAATTGATGAAGCAGAGCGGAATCTCTGAAGAATTTTGCAATAAAGGCTTTAACGAATTTGAGACATTTAATGATAAGCAGCTAGAAAACGCAAAATCAAAAGCGATTGACTATTACAGACGATTCAGCAGAATTGAGCATGAAAAGTGCAATTCAATCTTGTTTTCGGGGCAGGTAGGGGCAGGAAAAACGCATCTGGGGGTTGCAATATGTAGTAATCTGATGAATCACTGTAGCGTTGCAGTCACATATATGATGTATCGAAATGTAATCACAAAACTAAAACAGAATCTGCTTGACGAAGAAGAATACATCAGAGAACTTGAAAAGTATGCAAATGCTAGATTGCTATACATAGACGATATGCTGAAAGGACGCATTACTGATGCAGATGTTAATATCATGTACGAAATCATCAATTACAGATACATGAACCGATTGCCTCTAGTTCTCTCGACAGAGAAATCACCGCAGCAGTTACTAGAATTTGACGAAGCAATTGGCAGCAGAATTCTTGAAATGTGCAAAGGAAATATTGTCTATCTGCAAGGGAAAGAGCTGAATTATCGAACAAAAAACAGAGGGATATAATGTATGATGATGTAAAAGAAGATGAACGGTATTTCAAGAAAACATGCTGTGTTTGCAAAAAACTATTCTTCTCTACACCAGAATGGGTATATAAAAAGAGAGTTAGAACTAAAACTATATACTATTGCTCATGGACTTGTTACAGGAAGACAGAAAAGGCACAAGAAGAAAAATACGGAAAAGGCAAGTGTAAGTGCAATCATTGCGGAAAAGTCAAATCAGTATTAGATATGTTTAATTTCAACATGTGCTGGGAATGCAGAGATAAGAAAATACACGATATTCAATGCAAGAAGCGTAAGCGAAGAAAGGAGAAAGATAATGCAGTACGATAAAAACGAGTTGCTAAAAAAAAATGGACAAACTAAGCAAGGAACTCTATGCATTAAACAAAGAATTAGAAACGCAGTGTGAAAAGAACAAGAAACTGAGTAGAGATACTGATTTAGACGATAATGACAGAAGATTAGCTCAAGATTAGCTTAAAGTCTTGATTGAGTCTCGATTGAACGCAACAGAGAGGGAGGAAAATAATGCAGTACGATGAGTTAGAGCACGCAATACAAGTGCTCGAAAAAAAATGGAAGATATATTAAGTCTAATATAATAAAGGGAATTCTTCCGCTATCGATTGAGGGGTTAAAAGAACTGAAATTTTTGTACGAACTAGGAATTAGTGCAAACTCAATCAAAGCAGAAGATTTTTATAGTGAAGTAATTAGAATTATTAATTACAACGATTATCAAGAGCTGTTCGATGAAAACACGAGATTGAGTGAAGAATTGAGCAAAGCAAATAGTGAAATATTACGATTAAAGACAGAACTAGCCTTAGAACCAATTAGAGTAAGAATTGCGGAAATAGCGAAAAAGAAAGAGGATGGAGTATACAGGCAAAATGAAAGGCAGAGCAAAAACAAGAAGTGAGAAGTTGATGCCGTATTGCTACTGGGCTAAAGCAACAACACACGAATATGGCATGAATGACAATAGATATTTCTGCTACGGTATAGCGGACTCTCGCACGGACGCTCTGATACACGAGTGTGAAAAGTGCAAAGCATATGTAAATAATGCCTTGCCAATGGTAGAGGAATTAAAAAGAAACTAACCGCACAAGTTTTTTAGTAACTGTATGGAATTAAGCTTCCGAGCGGTTTAGTATATACTATAATTATAACACAAATAAACACTGTCTTGTTAGTTGTGAGATTCTGGCAAGGCAGCAGGAGGTGATAATATGAGAATAGGAGATGTTGTACAACATTTTAAAAGAGAAACTCAAAAAGATGGTAATAAGTATTTGTATGTTATAACAAATTTTGCGGAAGATACGGAAACAGGAGAAATGTTAGTTATCTATCGAGCATTGTACTATCCGTATAAAACATATGCAAGACGTTACGATATGTTTGCAGGCTTAGTAGATAAGGAAAAATATCCAGATGTCAAGCAAAAATATCGCTTTGAATTATGGCAGGAGGGGAGATGAATGGAAAAACAAACCGTTCAAAGTGCAATTAATACTTTGGAAAAATTAAAAAGATGCTATCAAGCAAATGAAAATTTAAAAGGATGCTCTTTTGATTGTGAAAAGTGTGAATTATATGTATCTGGTGAAGAATATGGCACAGTAAAAGAAGTGCTTATTGATGCAGTAAAAGAATATTTGTTGAGAAGCAAGCAAAGCAGAAAGGAGTAATAACGAATCCTGGTAGACCAGGTTGATAGCTTATACGTGATTAGAAGCTTGAGTAAAAGGACTTATGAATAGCGTGAAAAAAATATGATGGGAGCAACTGAGCGAAAGTTATATTGAAGTAGCATGGGAAGCGGTAAAGTCCTATCCACGACACGGATTTGTTCGTGGTGTTATGAAACATGTAGTATTATTTAGCGGTGGTGCAGCGAGTAGTTATGTTGCATATCTATTAAAACAAGATAGAGAAATTGATAATAAAGATATTGTCTTATTACATACGCCAACGCTTAGCGAGTGTGATGATTCTGAAAAGTTTAGACTGAAAGTTGCAAGATATTTAAAACTTCCGATCACGGTTTGGGGGAGAGGCGAAGACTTATGGGATTGCATTGATAGAAATGGAGCTATCCCAGGACAATTCATGCCGTTTTGTACTCAACAATTGAAACAACAAATGAAAGAGGAATATTACAAATACCTGAAAAGCCAAGGCGAAACATGGATTGAATATGTGGGGTTTGGACCAGATGAGTGGAAACGTGTCCAAAGAGCAACCGCACGAGCTGAGAAAATGGGTAGAGAAGTTAAATTTCCATTATTTGAACGTAAGATTTCCAGTGATGAATGCAAAAGAATCATAGAAGAAAAATGGAAAATAAAACTTCCAAGTGCATACAAGTATTACAAGCATAATAATTGTATTCCTTGTGCAAAAGGAGGAAAGGCTTATTTTAGACTTGTATGGAAGTGGGATAGAGAAAAATTCAATAAAATGGCTGAAAAAGAGCAGATGTATGGTTATACTGTTTTTAAAGGTATATCTTTAAAGGAATTAGAAAAGAAATTTCAAAATGATAAAGAATGGGAAGATGCACAAATGAAATTATCAGATTTCATTCCTTGTGACTGCTGGACATAAAATGAAAGGAGTTATAATGAAAGAGATTGATTTAGACATTCATGGAATATATCATGAGTTGCAATCGTTAGATTTAGAGCTTCAAGAACTGAGAAATTTAAATTTCTACGAAATAACAACGCTTTCGGATATGCCGAAGGGCAGTAAAAAGAAAGATAAGTTAATCGAATATGTAGACGGCTTGATTCGAGTAGAAAATATGCTGAATTACTCAATTGATAAGCTTGTGAAAAAGAGAAAAGATGCAGAAGAATATATAGAAAACATTAGAAGTCATAACACACGAGCGATTTTCCGATACCATTGCATCAACGGAAAATCGTGGAGCTGGATTGCAAATCATATGAACAGTGATTGGAGAGTAGTGAAGAGAACATATTACGACCAATTAGAAGAAAAATAATGTCAAAAATGTATTGCAATGCAGTGTTCAAATGTGAGATAATGCTATCATGCAGATTAGACAAGAAAGAGTCAGTCAAGCATAAGAGTTTTTGGGTTTGGGAATTCGTAAGATTCCGCAATGCCTCCTTTCAAGTTAATATAATGATGTGTATATGAGTGCCACGCATGGCACGAGATGCGTAGCACTCGGTGTGGCAGGGTAGAGCAGTCAGGTAGCTCATCAGGCTCATAACCTGAAGGTCGGGGGTTCGAATCCTTCTCCTGCAATTTGTAAGCGAAAGCTTACACCCTTACTGAAAACGAACTTGTTTGTTTACTTTATGTGAGCGTTTCATCACTCAAGCCTTTATCTTTTTCATTTTGTTAGTCGCAAGAACGGTGATATCGATTGATACCAGACCAGATGCGTTCGACTCGCATCCTTGCGGTTTTGCTGCTTTTACATGATATATATTTGTAGTATTATTCATTGTAATATGTACTCCAAGAAAAGACATCCTTTGAGGGTGTCTTTTTTCGTTGCGGAAAAGGGGTGATTAAGACGATTCAGAAAAAGAAATCAAAGAGATATAGCATTGTGCGTTCTAGGCATGAATTAGAAAAAATGATGGAAAGACTTCCCGACAACGAAGTATATAAATTAGTTTCGTTCGGAAATTTTTCGAGTATTTCGTTTATTCTGTACGTGTGCGAACGTACAATCATTAAGAACCTATACGCTTCAAGTCTTAGAATCGGGAAAAAACATCTACAAATAATAGATGCAAAGCGAAAAGAAGGTAAGATAGAGATGTGTCATTTTGTCGTGGGGTCACTAATGGAAAAGGCGGGGCGTGTAGTTGATAAATATGGATACTACAACGATTTTGAACGAGTGTGTAAATCAAACGGATGGGAATACGCAACGGTCAACAATCATTCAAAAATCATTTTGATGGAGACAGATGCAGGTCAGTTCGTGCTAGAAACGTCAAGTAATCTGAATGAAAATCCTAAAATTGAACAATTCAGTTTTGAAAAAGATGCAGAACTATTTGACTTTTACAAGGAAATTTTCAAGGAGTGGCTAAGTGGCTAAGTATCAAGAATGGATTGAAACTGATGGATTACTAAAAATTGAAGGTTGGGCACGAGACGGACTGACAAATGAACAAATAGCGAAGAAAATTGGCGTAAGTACAGAAACATTATATACTTGGAAAAACAAATATTCTGAGATTTCTGATGCCTTAAAAAAGGGGAAAGAAGTCATTGACAGACAGGTGGAAAATGCCTTGCTAAAACGAGCATTGGGCTATGAATATACAGAAACGAAAATAGAGGAAGAATTCGGCGAAATTACAAAAAAGACTGTAACGGTGAAGCAAGTGGCTCCTGACGTGACGGCACAAATATTTTGGCTAAAGAACCGTAAACGTGAAGAGTGGAGAGACAAGCAACACGTTGAGGTTTCTAATTTAGCTGAAGAACAATCAAAACTTTCAGAACTACTAGAGCAACGCAGGAAACGACGTGATGAGAAATGAGAGTTGGTAAGAAGTTTGATGCCTTTTTAGATTGTATGGCTGAGGTAGAGTTTTTAGAGGGAACGACTGCGGCAGGAAAAACAACGGTAGGCATTTATAAATTTATGCTGGAGGTTGCGGAAAGCCCCAAAAAAACTCATATTATAGCAGGATTAGACCTTGGAACGATTGAGAAGAACATCATCAACAAGGATAATGGAATTTTAGATGAGTGGGGAGCATTGGTTGAATATAATGGCAATGGTACCAGCAAAGATAAACTTCCGCATATTTTGTTTAGACCATCGGCAGAAGTTGAAAAAATTATTTACCTCATGGGGTACGATGATAAAAAACGATGGAAAAAGGCTTTAGGTGGTCAATATGGATGCCTGTATATTGATGAAATTAATATCGCTGATATGGATTTTGTGCGTGAGGCATCTATGCGATGCGACTATCTACTTGCAACACTTAATCCTGACGATCCAAGCTTGCCTGTTTATAAAGAGTACATTAACTGTAGTAGACCTCTTCCAGAATGGGAGCAGGATACACCGCCAGAAATTTTAGAAGAATTGTCCGAAGAACCAAAACCTAACTGGGTACATTGGTTCTTTTCTTTTGATAATAATATTTCTTTATCTGAGAAAAAGAAAGAGCAAATTATCAGGAATGTTCCAGTAGGAACGAAGTTGCATAAAAACAAAATTCTAGGACTTCGAGGTAAGGCGACAGGTCTTGTCTTTCCCAATTTTAACAGGAAAAAGCATGTTGTCACAAAGAAATGGCTGAAACAACAGATTCATTTAGGAGCTATTAAAATCAAAAAGATTTCAGCTGGTATGGATACCTCCTATTCTAGTGAAAGTCCAGATACAATTGCTATGCTGTACCAGTTAATCACAACAGATAGACGAGTTATTACAGTAGATGAGCGAGTCTATAGTAATGCAGACTTAAATACTCCCTTGGCTCCGTCAGATACTGTTAAGAATTTCATAGATTTTCTTGACCGCAATGGAGACGAATGGGGATACACAAGAGATGTGTTCATTGATTCGGCAGATGCAGCTACGATTACAGAACTGCAAAAGTACAAACGCTTACACAGCTGTATTTACAACTTTATTCCAGCGTATAAGAAGACCAAAATTATTGATAGAATCAAATTACAATTATCTTGGCTTCAGCAAGGAGCATATTTAGTAGTGGAACACTGTATCAATCATATAAAAGAGTTGGAAGCTTATAGTTGGAAAGAAGACAAGGACAATGAACCCGAAGATAGAAATGACCATACGATAAATGCAAGCCAATATGCATGGCTACCCTACAAAATGGATATTGGAGATGAGGAGGAATGAGGAAAAAATGCGGTGGAGGGATAAAATTATGGAAGTTCTTAATAGACGAAAAGCTAGTAAAATCACATTTCGACCAGCCGACCCACTGGCTATTCAAATCAACTCCCCATTAGACTACGAGGGAAACGCTGCGAAAAATCGAATTTGGTATCGGGGCGACCCTGTAGAGCTTGACCAGTTCTATAGACAGCTGGGTGCACGTACCAATCTGTATAATTTCTGGTCTGCGAGAAGCAGTCCAGGAATGCAGATGAGAAAGATACACACAGGGATACCAGGTGTTATTGTAGATACGTTGTCTACCGTTGTATTGACAGACTTAAATGAAATCCAATTTAAAAATCAGCAAGATAAAGATAACTGGGATAAGATTGCAGATGAAAACTGTATCGATAAAGTATTTGAGAATAGCTTAAAGGAAACGCTTTACATCGGCGATGGAGCTTATAAAATCAGCTTTGACTTTGTGGAAAGTGAATATCCCATTATCGAATTTTATCCAGGAGAAGATGTAGAATTTGTGCTCAAAAGAGGGCGAATCCATGAGGTCGTCTTTCGGACAAAATATCAATATAAAGGGCAGGAATACATTCTCCATGAAGCGTATGGATATGGGTATATTAAGAATAAGCTGACAAAAGATGACAAAGAAGTAGACCTAAACTGTTTACCAGAAACGCAGAATTTGAGCGATTATTTCTTTGCAGGCTATACCGAAGGGAAGGACGGAAATGTCCTTACCAAAGGCAGCTATATGATGGCTGTGCCATTAATGGTATACAAATCATCAAAGTTTAAAGGGAGAGGGCAAAGTATCTACGATAGGAAGGTGGAAAGCTTTGATTCCTTGGATGAAGCGTGGTCGCAGTGGATGGATGCACTCAGAGCAGGTCGGTCAAAGGAATATATCCCAGATAGTTTATTGCCTCGTGACCCCAATACGGGAGCGATTCTTCAAGCTAATGCTTTCGATAATCGATACATACAGACAGATGCAGACATGCGAGAAGGTGCACAGAATAAGATTACCTTAGACCAGCCAACTATTCCGCATGAAAGCTATTTAGCTACGTATTGCACAGCGTTAGATTTATGTTTACAAGGGCTCATCTCCCCATCCACGCTTGGCATCGATGTCAAAAAGCTAGACAATGCCGATGCACAACGAGAGAAAGAGAAAGCAACTCTGTACACAAGAAATGCTATCGTGGCAGCGTTATCTGAAGATATCAAAATCTTAGTAGTTTCTGCATTAAAAGCTTACTACGAAATACATGGGCAACGTGTAGAGGATAAGATTGAACTAGATGTCACCTTTGGAGAATATGCAAATCCGTCTTTTGAGTCACAAGTAGAAACTGTCAGCAAAGGGAAACAAGGCGGTATTATGAGTCTGGAAGCTTGCGTAGATGAGTTATATGGGGATACCAAGGATGCAACTTGGAAAGAGGAAGAAGTAGCAAGATTAAAGGCAGAACAGGGTATCACAGAACTAGAAGAACCAGCGTTAAATCTTGATTTTGGCGACAGTGTTGGAGGCGGTGTTGGAGAATCTGGCGAACAGTTGAAAGGAAACCGAAATGGTTCTGGTGGCTCTGTAGAAGATGGAGAAAATGCAAATGGAATAGAGGTCAATCTTAAAGAGAAGTGAGAGAATAGATGGCATATGATGTGCGAAGAGCCTTTGAGCGGATTGAGAATGAGTTAATTGACAGTATGATACGAAATCTTGACCATCATAGAAAGCAGGAGGAACTAGAAGGTTTTAACTGGTCACAATGGCAGGTAGAACAAATGTCTGCACTTGCAGAATATCGTTGGCGTAACGCAAAGAAATTCGGCACAGTCTTCAAAGATATCAATGCGAAAGTTCAATCGCTTATTCACGCCCAGCGAATTGCTGGCAATGCAGACCAAGAGGTTGAAATCCTAGAGGCAATAAAAAAAGGTTTTCGCCCTCCTTCTCGTGCAAAAGGGATTGGGACATCCTTTTTTCATGCCAATAATAGGCGAATGGATGCCTTAGTCAACGCTACAACGAACGACTTAGAAAAGGCAGAACATGCGATTTTACGGCGTGCTAATGACCAGTACCGCAAAGTTATCTTTGATGCTCAAGTCTATGCGAATAGCGGAGCAGCTACCTACAAGCAAGCGATAGACATGGCTACTAAGGACATGCTCTCTACAGGAATTAACTGCGTTCAGTATAAAAATGGCAGCCGTCACACTGCATCTGATTATGCAGACATGGCAGTTAAAACAGCGAGTAAAAGAGCCTATCTGACAGGAGAAGGAGAAAAACGTAACGAATGGGGGATGAGCCTTGTCATTATTAATAAGCGAGGTGGTCCTTGCCCGAAGTGCCTCCCTTGGGTGGGAAAAATCCTAATCGATGATGTCTACAGCGGAGGAAGTGCCAAAGATGGAAATTATCCACTCCTGTCTAAAGCAATGGCAGCTGGGTTATACCATCCGAGATGCAAAGACTCTCACTCGACCTACTATGATGGCATTACTACAGAAGGGGAATCCTACGAGAAAGAGGAACTCGAAGATATTAAAAAGAACTACGAGCAAGAGCAAAGACAGCAATATGCTCAAAGACAAGCAGATAAGTATGACAGATTAGCTCAGTATTCGCTCGATGAAGGGAATAAAGAGCAGTACCAGAGGAAAGCGGATGAGTGGAAAGGTGTTGCAAACGCTGATAAATCTGATATAATAAAAGCAGGTAGCAAAAATCGAAGGATTAATAAAAGTAAAATTATTGAACGAGGCATTGAAGAAAAGCGTCCTGTATTTGACGATGGGAAATTACGTAATGCCTACTTGACACGCAATGTACAGAAGAAAGAGAATTTTTATGATGTGGTAATGCATGGTGCATCTCAAACAGTTAATTTTTTTGGTGAAAAGATAGACCATAATACACTTTCTTATATTATAAAAAATCGGAAAGATTATAATGGAGAGGCTGTAAGGTTGTTATCATGTAATACTGGATTAGCAGATATTAAAGGCGAAT